GTCAACAATGTCGCCTGCTGTAGCGCCAACAGTCAGCACAATGTTAACACCGCTAGAGGCTGTAAAGTCTGTACCAGCAACTTGTTTAACACCGTTTAAATAAACATCTACAAAGCCTGCATCGTACGTAATAGCAAATGTAGTCTGGCTAGCTGTTGCTGTGTATACGCTGCGTTGTGATGTACCGTTGACGGCTGAACCTGCGGCTACCCAGCTAGAGCCTGTGTACACGCGCATCTGGTCTGCCGTAGTATCAAAGTACAAAGCACCAGTGATGAGAGCATCACCGTCATTGTCTAATGTTGGCGCAGAAGACTTAGCGCCTAAGTAACGATCATCAAAAGAGTCGTAAGAGGCAGCAGCATTAGTAGCGGAAGTTGAAGCAGTAGAAGCAGAACTAGCAGCGTTAGTAGCTGATGTAGAAGCACCACTAGCTGATGTTGCAGCGTTAGATGCAGACGTTTCAGCAGCAGCGGCTGATGTAGCAGCATCCGTTGTAGAGCCATACAGAACGTCAATGTAGTTCTTTGTTGCGGCATCTTGTGCAGAAGTAGGATCACCAACCCCTGTAAGCTTGTTTGTGCCTAGAGCAATAGCGCCAGTCATTGTGCCGCCTGCGGTTGCTAGCCTTGTATCACGCTGCGTGTCTACATATGTCTTAGTAGCTGCGTCTTGGTTTGCTGCTGGATCACCCAAGCCTGTAATCTTGCTTGTACCCATTGCTATAGCACCAGACATAGTGCCGCCTGCTAATGGCAGCTTGGTGGCAATAGAGTTGGTTACAGTTGTAGCAAAGTTGGCATCATCACCTAAAGCTGCCGCTAGTTCATTAAGAGTGTCTAGTGCAGCAGGGGCTGAATCAACCACGTTAGCAATTGACGTATCCACATATGCTTTAGTCGCTGCGTCTTGTGCGCTTGTAGGGTCTGTCAGGTTGGTAATCGTGGCAGACGTTCCGGCGTTCATGTTTAAGCCGCCGTTAATGACAACATCATTAAAGGAGGAACTACCGCCAGAGGCTGTTACATTTCCCGTTAAGTTTCCAGTGACGTTGCCGGTTACATTGCCTGTGACGTTACCCGTCACGTTGCCGGTTACATTGCCTGTCAAGTCGCCAGAGAAACCTGTAGAAGCTGTGACCAATGTGCCTGTAATGGCTTGTGCAGATGAGCCACCGATCACAGTGCCGTCAATCGTGCCTGCGTTAATATCAGCAGAGGCAATCGTTGCCGCAGTGTTTACGGTTAGGTTAGTAACAGTGGCAGCAACAGCAGTTGACGCACCGATGACAGTGTTATCAATTGTACCTGCGTTGATGTCAGCAGTGTCAGCAACAAGGCTGTCGATGTTAGCTGTACCATCAATGTATAAGTCTTTAAACTCTAAGGAGGCTGTGCCTAAGTCTATGTCATTGTCTGTGACAGGAACAATGGCACCGTCTTGAAAGCGCAGTTGCTCAGTAGATGTGCCACCCACTTCAACAAACACACCGTGGCGGTTGTTAGTAGTGTCTACAGCAATTTTGTTCTTACCATCGAAGTCAGCTACGACAGGAACAAAGTGTCCTTCAGCAGCAGTTCCATCATGCTTGTGACCTGTAGCGTGTACGAATGCATCACGAAGAACGTTCAGTTCATTATTTATTGGTGCTGCACGTACAACAGCGGTTGGTACGATGTCAGCAGCAGATTGTCTTACATATCCAGCCAAGGTTATCTCCTATCATTAGTTGCGTAGTTCAGGACTAAGCCCTGAATACTATGACTAGCATTGGTATCGTTAGTCACGTATTTGAAAGCGATGGAAAAACCTGAACCAGAAATAGCCGTTTTCTCTACTGGTGAAGGATTACCATTATAAATAGCATTAGCATCATATACAGCCTCGTTATAATAAGCTGCTGCACCTTCTGTTGTTATATCATAGTTAGAAGGATTAAACACATTAACTGAGTCATCAAAGTCGTATGAAGCTGCTAAAGCAATTGTGCTAGCGCCTTCACTACGTAGGAAGGTGGTGACGTTGTAGAAATTCTTACGAACGGTAGGGTCTTCAAAGTAGAAGTAGGGAGTTTGATAGACAGATAATATTTCATCTCCATCAAATGATGTTCCACTTTCTTGTAAATGAACCTTACCTGTAGCATCACCATGTAGAACAATCTCGTTAGTACCTACGTATCCACTAGCAGCGCATGTTGCTGGAATACCAAATATCTGACTAAACTCAAAACCAATAGAGCCACCGTTTTCTCTAAGGCCACCTAAGATGCCAAAGCTTCCCTCATTAGGAATGAAGAAACGAAACTGTGATTTCTTACGAACAACAACACTGCTTAAGGTTTCAACATCAATGTCTTCAGCAATAAGTTCTTGTAAGATGGCATTAATTGTAAATTGAATACTCTTAGAAACTGTTTCAAGCTGCACATCGCCTATGTTAGATGTACCTGCTATAGGTCTAAAACCATCTGGCCCAAGAAACAATAAGTTACCACCTATCTCAATAACACTATCAGGAACAACACAACCTAAATTAGTAGTCACTTCAGAAACATTAAAGTCTGCAATGTTTGTGCCTGTTAGACTTTTGATAGAACTCTTACCAAATATGTATAATACATTTCGGAATTGCTTAACTTGTACAATATCAAAGCCTACGTTAATTACACCAGCTCCGTTAGCTGGATTATAGTCTAAGTCATTTAGTGGAGAAGAGAAGTAGAGGTTAGAAGGCTCTGAAGGATCACCAGCTAAGAAGATGTGACTATTGTAGGCAGCAGCATACTTAGGAGCAGATGGAGCATTAGCATGTGTTACTTGTGTGTAAGTTGTACCATCATATACAGCAGCAGGATTGATACCATCAGTTAGTAATATCTTATCACCAAACCAGTTATACTTAATAAATCTTACCTTCTTAACACCTACCATTGTCACATCAACAGGAGTGGTAATAGCTGTCCAAGATGATGTTGAGTTTACCCACTTGTGAAAGTAAGCTGTACCAGATTCAGGCGCTGCTTTACGACAGGCAAACACACCATCGTTAATGAACTCAACCACCATCACACCAAGCACAGAGCCAGCGCCCGGTACAGTGCCATAGTCGTTGGAGTAGCCGCTAAGACGGCGATAGCCACCACTAGTGGAGGGCTCATAATTGATTAAAGAATAAGCAGCACCGGGCTCAATTTCACCCTGTGTTAACACATCCTTGTTTGTATTAAGGCCACCAATAGAAACAACCTTAAAAGAATTTATACGATCTGCCATCTTATATAACTCTGATATTCAAAGTTGATGAAGAATTTGTCAAGGCTGTTGATACGACACTCAATGGTTCATCCATTAGAAGTCTTCTCATCTTCTTAATACCTTCTTCAAACGTTGCCTTGTGCATGGTTGCACTTTGTTCATTGGAACGATACAACATCATGTACACCATAGCGCCGTCAATGATGACGCTAGAGAATCTATCTGGAATAATACTTACATCATCGAAAGCTACCAAGTCAGATGGAAAACTCCAGTACTTGTATTCGATTTCATATTCCTCATTAGGAATAGGTGTGACACCAAACTTAAACTCTTGAGTTTGAAACACAGCAGATGGAGGTGAGTAGCCACCGACACCAGCATTGTCATCTCTGGCACGATGTGTCATGAGATAGTTGGAGTAGCTGATCGAAGGAAGTCTAAGAGCAGATACGCTATTATTAAAGTTCTTTAAGTAAAAGCTATCCCAGTCTACGCTTGATGCTGTAGAGGGGAGGGCATATGTATTAACACCGACTGTCAGTGTTTGTGTATTAGTAACTAAGGCGAAAGGCCATTCTTGTGCTGAATGCAGTAAGTCTCTAATTGAAGAGTTTATTGCATTCTTTGCCAGTTCTTGCACGTTACGAGTGCTACCAAAGTCTGATGAGTCGATAGTAACTTCACCCATTCGTCTGAGTAATTCATTAGTAAGTGAAAGATATGTTGACATATTTATAAGTAAAGATAGGGAAGAGCAATGAAGCCCCTCCCTAATTTAAAAGGCTATTAAGCCAGTTGATCGCGGTCTACTTCAGCAGCAGCTGTATCGCCTACATCAGATACGTCCATGAGGATTGCCCATACACGAATCTTACCAGAGATTGATACAGTTGAACCAGCTTGAACCAACACGTCAATCGTATCGGCAGCACCGAGAACGACAGGTTGGAAAGCAGCAGCATTCTGAGCGTAAGCAGCAGCGGCAGCACCATCAAAGGTGAAGCCGTCTACGAACACGTCAGCATCTACGCCAGTTACGCCAAGATCCAAAGTAGTACCAGTACCGCCAACAGCGGCTTCTACAACTTGAATACCAGCGTTAACTACCATAGAACCAGCAGGTACACTAATAGTTTCGATTACGTCAGCAGCAGCCAAGGCAGTACCTTTAGCAGTTGCAGCAGCAGCGAAGTCTACTTCTTGTTGTACGAAGTAAGCTTTGCGGCTAGGATTACCCACACCACCAACGGCGCGAGCTAGAGAGGTTAC